TTCCAGATGAACCACTTGTTCCTGAACTTCCGCTTGTTCCAGATGAACCACTTGTACCTGATGAACCGCTTGTTCCAGATGAGCCACTTGTTCCAGATGAGCCACTTGTTCCTGAACTTCCACTTGTTCCAGATGAGCCACTTGTTCCATCAGTACCACTTGTTCCAGATGAACCACTTGTTCCTGAACTTCCGCTTGTACCTGATGAACCGCTTGTTCCAGATGAGCCACTTGTTCCAGATGAGCCACTTGTTCCAGATGAGCCACTTGTTCCATCAGTACCACTTGTTCCAGATGAACCACTTGTTCCTGAACTTCCGCTTGTTCCAGATGAACCACTTGTTCCTGAACTTCCGCTTGTTCCAGATGAACCACTTGTTCCTGAACTTCCGCTTGTTCCAGATGAACCACTTGTACCTGATGAACCGCTTGTTCCAGATGAGCCACTTGTTCCAGATGAGCCACTTGTTCCTGAACTTCCACTTGTACCTGAACTTCCGCTTGTTCCTGAACTTCCGCTTGTTCCAGATGAGCCACTTGTTCCTGATGAGCCACTTGTTCCTGAACTTCCGCTTGTACCTGATGAACCGCTTGTACCTGATGAGCCACTTGTTCCTGAACTTCCACTTGTTCCTGAACTTCCACTTGTACCTGAACTTCCGCTTGTTCCAGATGAGCCACTTGTACCTGATGAGCCACTTGTTCCTGAACTTCCACTTGTTCCTGAACTTCCACTTGTTCCTGAACTTCCACTTGTTCCTGAACTTCCGCTTGTTCCAGATGAGCCACTTGTACCTGATGAGCCACTTGTACCTGATGAGCCACTTGTTCCTGAACTTCCACTTGTTCCTGAACTTCCACTTGTTCCTGAACTTCCACTTGTTCCTGAACTTCCACTTGTTCCTGAACTTCCGCTTGTTCCAGATGAACCACTTGTACCTGATGAACCGCTTGTTCCAGATGAGCCACTTGTACCTGATGAACCACTTGTTCCTGAACTTCCACTTGTTCCAGAACTTCCACTTGTACCTGAACTTCCGCTTGTTCCAGATGAACCGCTTGTTCCAGATGAACCACTTGTTCCTGAACTTCCGCTTGTACCTGAACTTCCACTTGTTCCAGAACTTCCACTTGTACCTGAACTTCCGCTTGTTCCAGATGAACCGCTTGTTCCAGATGAACCACTTGTTCCTGAACTTCCGCTTGTACCTGATGAACCACTTGTTCCTGAACTTCCACTTGTTCCAGATGAACCACTTGTTCCTGAACTTCCACTTGTTCCTGAACTTCCACTTGTTCCTGAACTTCCACTTGTTCCTGATGAACCACTTGTTCCTGAACTTCCGCTTGTACCTGAACTTCCACTTGTTCCTGAACTTCCACTTGTTCCTGAACTTCCACTTGTTCCTGATGAGCCACTTGTTCCTGAACTTCCGCTTGTACCTGATGAACCACTTGTACCTGAACTTCCACTTGTTCCTGAACTTCCACTTGTTCCTGATGAGCCACTTGTTCCAGATGAACCACTTGTTCCTGAACTTCCACTTGTTCCTGAACTTCCACTTGTTCCTGATGAGCCACTTGTTCCTGAACTTCCACTTGTTCCAGATGAGCCACTTGTTCCTGAACTTCCGCTTGTTCCAGATGAGCCACTTGTTCCTGATGAACCACTTGTTCCTGAACTTCCGCTTGTTCCATTTTGACCAGCAAGAATATCAAATGTTAATAAACTACTTCCAATTGTTATCTCATCTGTTGTTGTTAAATAAAATGTTTTACCAGAATATGTTAATCCTGATAATACCAAAACCTCAACACCAGTATAAACATCGTCACTGATATTAAAATCATAATCACGGCTTAATAATTCTGATGTTTCTAATTTGTATATTCCATTATTTTGTGGCGAATTTTGTTGCCACACCAGTATTCTATCATTAACATCAATATTAATCCCATCAATTGATGTTGGTGTTGTTGCTCCAGATAGTACTATATGACCTGTTGTTGCAACAATACACGGCCTTTTCTTCGTTGTTGAAATGGCCTGACCATAAATATTTAATCTAGTTGGCATATTATTATTTTTTTACTTATACATAAATACTTTAAGGTTTTAAAAAAAACCTAAAATATAAAATTATTATATACTTTATAAAAAAAACATATATACTAAAACACTTACTTTATAAAAAATAGTATTCTATATCTTTAAATATTATTCTCCTAACCATATTGCTTGAAACCAAGACCTAGTTACTTCTTGTGTTCTTGCATTTGCATTAGAACCATTATTAATAATATTTACATAGTCAGTTGAGCCATTTAGATATAAAATTTTTCTTACTTGTTGTATTATTGAAGATATTGAACCCGCTATTCCTATAGTACTGCCATTTTTTTGTATTCCCATATTAGCTTCTCCATTTCTATAGACATCATAACTAGCCGCAATTTCCCAATAACCTGCTTTTAGTGGTGTAAAGGTATAAGTTGAAGTATTAAACCATGCACTTGATACATTTACACTATTATTCACAATACTATATCTACAAGTATCATTAGTAAAACTACCTGGTAAAGTATAAACAACGTCTGCATATGCTTCAAGTAAATAAAGTGCTACACTTGTTCCAGATGAACCACTTGTTCCAGATGTACCGCTACTCCCAGATGAACCACTTGTCCCTGATGAGCCACTAGAACCTGAAATACCACTTGTTCCTCCTATTGCACCAGTAGATGTTAAAACAAATGAATAATTACTATTCCCTTCTGTATAATATGTAACATTTTTTGATGAACCTTGTTGATTATTAAGATATATTCTAACAATCATCCTATTAGTTGGATTGATTGTTGTTGTTGGTAAAGTTATATCAACATTTGCCTCAACTGGTGTTGACCCATCTAACCAATTTATAAGACTAACATTTGATGTTATTATTGGTCCAATTGTTTGTCCACTAAAATTAGCCAATTGTATCTCAACATAAACATCCATCAAATCATTTTGATTTGTTTTTAAGAAATGTAAATGAAATTTTTGTGTCCCACCTGGTATTACAGAAAAACCTAATTCAGGCGTTATATAATCTGAAACTAATGTCCCTGTTGAATTACCTGGAACTAATATAACAACACTTTGTTGTGGTGTGTCAAGTGGAGTAATTGATAGGGCTTTATACCCATTAACATCTGAATTTTGGCTTTCATTGAAATAATAAACTTGACCTGCACTTATACCTTGTAACCCACTACTACCTGACGTACCACTTGTTCCTGACGTGCCTGATGTTCCATCTATACCTGATGTTCCGCTGCTTCCAGATGAACCACTTGTCCCATCTATACCTGATGTTCCGCTGCTTCCAGATGAACCACTTGTTCCCTCTGTGCCTGATGTTCCTGAACTGCCAGATGAACCACTTGTTCCAGATGTTCCATTACTCCCACTTGTACCTGATGTACCATTAACACCAATAACAACACCACCATATATCTTTAATATACAATTTGGTGTTGGTGGTGGATTAGCATTATTGATTACTAAAGTTGTACCTGACAATATGGTATAATCTACATCATATTGTTGCAATTGCCCATTATAAAAAAATAAATGATTACCTATATCAACAGATTCAGATATTGTAAATGTTCTATTAGAATTATTCTGAACTCCTGTTATTTCTAATTCAGTTAATGGATTACCAGATGAACCACTTGTTCCAGATGAACCACTTGAACCACTTGTTCCAGATGTTCCAGATGTTCCATTAAAACCAATAACAACACTACCATATATCTTTAATATACAATTTGGTGTTGGTGGCGGATTAGCATTATCAATTACTAAAGTTGTGCCTGATAATATGGTATAATCTACACCATATTGTTGCAATTGCCCATTATAAAAAAATAAATGATTACTTATATCAACAGATTCAGATATTGTAAATGTTCTATTAGAATTATTCTGAACTCCTGTTATTTCTAATTCAGTTAATGGATCACCAGATGAGCCACTTGTTCCAGATGTTCCTGCTAAACCACCAGATGTACCACTTGTTCCAGATGTCCCCGTTGTTCCCCCACTAATACTAATGCTAAACCCTGATATTGGTATTGTATTCCCTGAACTATCATATAAATATAATGTGGTATCTCCTGAACTATATGTTCCACCTGTGATATAAATCTCTGGATTGAACTCAACCCATCTTGCATCCCCTCTTGTTACTCCACTTATGCCTTCAATGGTTGACCCTGTCCAAGCATTTAACAATAATTTACCTTCATCTGTATTATCATATATCTGATAACCAAAATCAATATTTACAACAGAACCAACATTTATAGCATTATTAAATAATGTTTCATAGTTTGGTATTTGGTATTGATATGTCTTATTATTCTCATAAACATAAGCAATCATACCAAGTTTTCTCCTTCCAGAAGAAATCCCATCTGAATATAAATTGACTACATTTGGAAAATTGTTTGGTGCATTATAACTAAAATCAATGGGAATGGTATTTCCTGAATATAATATTGTCCCTGTTGCACCACTTGGTATGTTAAAATTTAAATCACTTAATTTAAAAACCTCGTAAAAACCACCAACTTGGAATGAACTAAAATTGCTTCCGGTATTTGAATCTGTCCTAACTGAATTTGGCCCAGATAGTACAACTGATGATTTAGGATTTTTATAATTAAAACTCATTAACTAATTTATTATTTTTTATAAATATATAAAATTACATTTTAACCATAACTTAAATGGTTGTAAATGTTATTCTATTTGTTGGTGTTGAAATTAAATTGGTGTAGGAGTTGGTGTTGGAGTTAATGTGTTTGTTGGTGTAGGAGTTGCTGTATTTGTTGGCGTCTTTGTGTTAGTAGGAGTAATTGTCCTTGTTGGGGTAGGGGTTTTAGTTTGAGTCATAGTTATAGTTGGTGTTGGTGTTAATGTATTTGTTGGTGTTGGAGTTGGTGATGGGCATATTGTTGAACCAGTAATAACCCCAACTGAATCAGTTGAATAGCAATATCCGTTTATGCTAAAATTCTTTGCCCCATTCCAACTGCTATCGTCATTGTTTATACATGATTGAAAATCAATATAATATTTCTGACCATTTGCACCATTAAATGTTGTTGTTTTTCCACATATTCTGGTATTTGCAACCTCCCTACAAACATCATAACAAGATAATACTGATGGGGTTGACGGATCCAAATAAACATCAAAACAATTGCAACCATTTAAATCTGGTATTAAGGAATTTCCCTTAAAATATATTTTGTTATCATTATTTAATCTGAAATTTGTATTGCTAAATGTTGTATATATATGATAATAATTTTGTGGAATTGTGAAGCCACTATATATTACCGTTAATTCTGCATATAATAAATTTGTATTAACCGGGACTAATGATGTTGAATCCCCATATTCATTAACCCCAATGTTGCTAACAAGATTTCTATTTGTGTCCATATTTGGTATAACCCAAGTATACCAAGAATAACCTGTTGTCAAATATGCTGGAACTTCATGCGTCTTGAATAAATAAGCTTGAATTAAATTACCATATTCATCAAATCCACCACTATTTTGGCGTATCTTTGTTGTTCTTACTTGTGGTGCATTTGCTCCCCAACCTGAAAAGGATATATACCTATTAATCTGGTCATTAAATGTTGCTGCACTTATTGATGGAGCAATACCATTTGAAAATCCCCTAAATAAACTACCACCAGATGACATCCAAGAATTGAACTCCACATTCATACTAACTGGCTCAATAAATAAATAAGCCTCATACTCTTCCGGTGTTGTTGGGGTAACTGTTGGAGTTATGGTTGGTGTTGGAGTATTTGTCTTTGTTGGGGTATTTGTTGGTGTTGGAGTGTTTGTTGATGTTACAGATGGTGTTGGCGTCTGTGTTGGCGTCTTTGTTGGCGTCTGTGTTATAGATGGTGTTATACTTGGGGTTGGTGTTATAGATGGTGTTGGAGTTGGGGTTGTGCATAAAATCTCAAGAGTTATTCCAGCCAAAAATTGCTCTCTTGTTATATTGCTATATATTGGCTCACTATCAATTGTATCAATATAAAAATTAAATGGACCTTTTGAGTGAGATGAGGGATTTAATTGTAAGAAATACCTTGAACAAGCAGTAACCCCTGTTATCTCATTCTCTATGCTATTCTCACATATTGGATCAATATTTACTACAATTAATTTATATGTTGCCATTTAACAATCTATTATTTTAAAATAACTACAAGAATTTATATCTTTTATGGTAACAATAACTTGATTTGACCCAGAAAATCTATTGGGGACATCAATGGTAAGTGGTAATATTCCAGTATTTGTTATTGTTGTAATATAAGTTTCATAATTCCTATTTATGTCTGATATATAAATACCAAATGGTGGAGTTCCTATTATAGATGTTAATGTTATTTTATTATTTGATGAGGCAATTGGAATATACCCTGGAGTTGAAGATGGGGTTGGAGTTGGAGTTGGAGTAATTGATGTAATATCAGTTATACTATAAACAATATCACAATTAATATAACAATTTAATTTCTTTGTTGTTCTGCATCCTTCACTATCCTCAATAATAATGGTAACTTGGGGAGCTGAATTAAATATAATAGGTAATTCATATGTTATATCAACCACCAAAGGTAATGTTGTTACTTGACCCAGATAGTTTTCATTCCCCCCAAATGCATCAGATACATATATATTTAAAGGAGTTGCCCCACTTATACTTGAAATAATAATGTTTGTCATAATTTACAAGATATATCATAATCTATTTTCAATTTTATGGTTAATACTTGTGAGGTTATACTATCTCCTGGTTCTGCTATGATGTTTATTGTATTTGTTATTAAGTCATAAGACACACTCTGTATTCCTGGGATTCCAAGTAATCCTTTTAGGGTATTACCAGCCAACAAATCAACTATGGATTCTGCATAAACCGAATCTGTTGGAACATCTGTTCTTGTATATCCTGTGTAGAATGTATTTCCACTTGTGATACCACTTGGTTCTAACGTATATTCTGTTGTGAAGATTGCTGAGTTTAAATTACATTTTGGATCGATTATAGTGGTTGATCCACTAAACTCCATATTCACCAAATCACTAAAGCCCTCATTCAAGAAATCTAATAATCCAAATTTATTTATTGAATTTATCCCAAATACTTTTGAATCAACAATGTATGTTTGATACGACTTTACTGTACTAAAACAACTTATACTTACATCTCTGGTTAATGAACAACCATTATTATCCACAATTGTTAATGAATAATCACCACTAGTTAACCCAGTTGCTGATATTGATTGTGGATTACCAGATACATTACTTGACCAAGTGTATGTAAAAGGTGGCAACCCATCAGTTATCAAAGCTGTTATTGTACCATCATTACCATTCACACATGATGTTGGATATAATGAAAAATCCAAATAATTACTTGTGGGTATTGTTAATACTTTTATCTGCTCACAACCAGTTGAATCAATAACTCTTAAAGTCTTATTCCCATCTCTTAAATTTGTAAAAGTATATCCTGTTAAATTTGTATCTAAAATGCTATTTACATCATCCAAATAAAAATCGTATGGGGGTGTGCCCCCTGTTGTAATATATGCAAAAAGAGTACCATTGTTTGAATTACAAGTTGTCCCAGTTAATGAATAATTTAATTCAAATTTATCTTCAGCAATAATTGTCACTTCTTCATCATAGTAACAACCTGAAGAATCTTGCATATAAACTGTATATGTACCAGTTCCTAAATTGGTAAATAAATAATTTGTTGAAGTTGTGGTATTTGTTATTGTATCCCCACTTGGTTGAATTAACCCATAAGTATATGGTCCAGTTCCCCCCAATATATTAATTGATATAATCCCATTAGATGAGCCACATAATGAATTTGTTCCAATAAATTCAACGCTTGAAACAGAATTTTCACTAACTAAACTTGTTGTAATATCAAGTGAACATAATGCACCATCTATAACCCTTATGTCATAAGTACCAGATGTTAATCCAGTAATCACAATGTTATTACTATATGTTATATCATAAAATCCTGTACTTGCTGAAAAATAATATGGCGCAGTACCTCCACTAATGGTAACGTCTAAAGAACCTGTTGCAGTAAAGCATGATGGTTGTGTGGGAATTATCTGTAATAATCCCATAGATTCTGCCTCTTCAACTATAATTATTTTGGTGTTAACACAGCCTTGACCATCTGTAACACTAACAGAATAAGAATCTGTGGGTAAATTTGTGATTGTATTCCCAGTTGCTCCATTGTTCCAAAAATAACTATAAGGCCCAGGATTTGTTTGACCTGTTATGTATATTGCACCTGTTGATCCAGTAAAGCAAGGTGAATTTTTAACAATAAAATAACCATAATCAAATGATGTGGAATTTTTTATTATAAAATTTTCTGTTTTTGCTGTACAACCCCCAATATCTTCAACATAAATATAATAAGTGTCTGCACTTAAATTTTCAAAAATAATTTCCTCCGAATTAAAAATATTGTTTGATATTAAGGTATTTCCACTAGTATATAAATAACAATCTGTTGTTGAAAATAGAGATGTTGTTGTTCCAGTTACTGAACCATTTGAATCCCCACATGTTGAATTGATTGTTGACAATATTGAGGTACAAACTCCACTAGATATTGGAATATTTAAATAAAATTCTAAATTATCTGGAGCAGTTGAATCATTCACTCTAACCCCATAAGTTGTTGCTGATAAACTTGTAATTAATACTGGTTCAGTTATTGTTATATAAGGGGTACTATCAATATATGGATTAATAAATTCAATACTATAAGGTGGCGTTCCTCCACTTAATTCAAGAAGTATTGCACCAGAATTTGTATTAGTGCAGTCGCCTGTTAAACTCAAAAAATAATCAAATGCTGCCATTATTCGCAAATTAAAGTTATATCAATACCAACGTTTATCACCAATGTACTATCATATGTATTTTCATTGTTGCAAGCAAAATCAACAAAAGTAACATTGTTATTGTTTGGTAAAGAATAATTTATATCATATTTGGTCACCCCTTCTAATCCTGTTAAAACTGCTGAATTCCAAGCAGAACTAGTAGGAACATCATCACTACCCAAACCATTATAAAACTCAACTTTGGATACTATTGTATTATTTAATATTATTTCAACATACCAAGTTGTCAATACATTATCACTAGAACATGTATCACTAAAATCAAGTTTTGCCTCTGAAATACTATCACCCAAAATATCATTAAATGATTTTGATGGATAAACTAGAAGATTAATATTATTTTTATCGCATATATCTTTAAATATTGGTGAAGTGATATACTCGTCTCCATCTGCAATTGATGTTAAACCAAATACCACAACACCATTGCCTGTTGTTATCACTTGTGGTGATGTTCCTCCAGTTATACTAAATCTTTTATATGCATATTTTTGTCTATGAAATGGTGAATTCTCATATTTAACACCCCCCATCCATAATGTTGTTGCTGGAATCATTTGTTCAACAAGATTAATCCAATTTGGGTTAATCCCATTCACATATTCAATTAATTTATCATAAGTATATTGATTGGTATCAATATTATTAGTTATCTTTGCTTCAATATATTTCCAAAATATGGATTGTAATACTGGATATCCCCCGGTTTTACCATCTGTGATGTATAACCTATTCCTAACATTAATCATATCATTTGCAAAAGTTTGAGCAAATTCAAAAAATGATTTTGATTTTGGTTGTGGATTAATTATGGTTGAATCTGTTCCCCCAGTTGTAGGATAAGGATATGTTAATCCAGATTGCGGAATTGGGTAATCCTTTTCTCTTGATTGAACCCATATATCATAAAGCAATCCTTGTGCTGGATTTAAAAATAAACTAACATTTTTTACATTTAACAATAATCTCTCATCTGGTAAAGTATAATAAGCATTATAATCCCCATCAGATGAATTTCTTAATAATAAATTAGAACTATTCCAAGATTTTTTATTATCAATAACTTTCTCCAAACTAAACCCCTCATCAATGTATGGAAATTTCCTTAACCTATCCAAATATTTTTCACCATACGTTAATTTCTCAAATTCAACCCCATAAGTTATTTCAGTCCCAACTTGCCTTCTGGTATTAACTTGTAAACTTCTATGTTCAGGAGTTAATTGATACCAACCTGCCCCCATCTGAAAGAAAAAATCATCTGTTTCTTTTATCTGTGGATAACCTGTTGTCACATCAAGGGGGTAATTAACTTTAGTGGTATTTACAATTCTGGTATTTGCTGTAAATGCACTATATGTTCTACCTGAAAGTGGATATGTTGTACTTAATACAATTGGATCATTATCAATATATGACCCAGTATTAATTTTAACTAATTCAGAATTAAATTTATCTAAATTTATTTTTTGGTCAGCCAAATAAATATGTTCATTAAATTCTATTAATGCATCTGGTATGCCAAATAATTTAAGAATAAACTCAATGGATTTTCTTGTCCCCTTGGATTTGAAAAGGTAAAATGAATTTATAACCAAATTTCTATAAAAAGAATAGTTTAATTCTAATGGAGTTTGTGAACGATTATATGCTGGAAATTTAAAATCACTATTATTTCCAAATAAAGATTCAACTAAAGTCTGATCCGTTATAAATTGGAAATTCTCTGCCCAACCTAATGTATTTGCCAAATTTGATAATAATTGTGATGGTATATCATTTTTTGGGGTATAATTAACAGAATTCATAAAAGCAAGAGAATCAATAAACTTCTTAACTTCATCAAAACTTCTACCATATATCTGTAAAACACTTTCAACCCTTCTGTCAAATGTATCAAATTCTTTCAAAGAGTCTGAAACCAAAAATCTTGAAATTAAATTTGTCCTAACACTATCAAAGTATTCTGCAATTTCTTGTAATTCATTTATATAATTGGTGAAACTTGAACTTGAAATGTCAATATTCCAAATACCATCTAATGGAAATGTAATATCCCTATTATATACCAAAAATTCCCCATTGATATTTTCTTCTGGGACTTGTAAAGTCATAGTATATTTTGGTATGGATATGGTATTTAGCATATATTGCTCAATCTCATCAAAATCAGTTTTTAATACCAAATTATACAAATAATCATTTGGCTTGATGATATAAGAATCAACTGATTGAGAACCCCCAGAAAATGGATTACCTTCAACAATAATCTTTAACACCCCAGTATTAAGATTATTTGATTTATCCAAATTTAACAAGGGATAATTTACCCCATTTAATTGCAAATCATAATCCAAATAAAATTTTGATAAATTTCTATATTCTGAAATAGCAATTTCCCTAGATTTTATATTAGTTTCAGCATTTTTAGAAAAATCAATTCCAAATGGGTTATATATTTTTTCAATATTTATATCAAATTCAGTTTCATTTAAAACTTGGTCATATAAAATATTTGTTGCTGTATATCCTGTACTAAAATTAATATCATATAAATTTATATCAATTGATGCTGGATAATAATTTATTATTTTTGTTATAGATACTGAAAATCTTTTTGCCAATGATCCATATAAGGTAAACCCCATAACTTGGGTCAAATCATAGTTGGGGTAAACATTTAATTCCTTTGAAACTAATTCCCTAAAACTACTATTATTATCAATACTTAAAGATTCAAGAGTTATTGGATTACTAAATGAATTAACATATAAAGTAATAGGGGCATCATCTGTTATGGATGACCTAAACTCAAAAGTTCCAAGCGTTAACCCCCCTCCTTCAGTAACTTGAAGTCCAACAATATTATCAAAAACTCCAACCCCACTACCAGGTGAATCTGTTATAATTATTTTTGGCATTATTCTAGTATATTATCTAAATTTTTACTTATGTCAACATCATCCCCCCTATCTTGTCTAACTTCATATAATAAATTAGTAAATTGGTTTCTAACTTCAAATAAATTATATTGTTTGTAAATATTATTTGCTGTATCATATAAAGTATAGATACCATCTTCAACTGATTTAGTTTGGTTGCCAAATAAACCAATTGCCAATGTGGATATATCATGTTCAACCATTTCAATTTCAAGCGTTGTGGGGTTGAAATAACTATTTGTTATAATAATTTCTTGATTTGGCTGCCCAATAAATGGAACTGCATTGGTTTTGTTTGAAGGTGAACTACTTGGTGATAATGTTAAAAACACCAAATTAGTGTCATTATCAACATATCTATATCTAATTGATTTTACACTAGTATTTACTTCATTTGTCACTATGGGTTCACAAAAAAAAGATGATGTAACTATTCTAAAGAAATTTGGAACTTTTTGTTTATTATTTAAATATTCAACACGATACCCAACCAACTCTTGGGGTGATGCAAATTTATTTCTAAAGTCTGCTGGAACATTATCCAAATTGATAACAATCCCCTTAACATTAGGAAGAGCACTTAACACCCCACAATCAGTAATTTTTGTTCTAATTTGTGCTGGTCTTAAATAAACAGTATAATAACCCAATGCATTAAATTCTGTTGCTGGTAATGTTAACTTATATAAACCCCCCAATAATTCAACATTATTTGCATCCTCAAAATAAGGGGTCAAAATATCAGTTGCTGATAATTTTTTTTGCACAATTGTTTCACTCTGATCCCTGGTTGGGGAGTAAACCATTATAATCTCAACATCTTCAGGATTTACATCACTAGGTCTAACCGTGCCATATGTACCAATTGCCATAATTTTTTTTTATATTAATATAAATAGTTTATTCTTTATTTATTTGTTAAATTAAAATATCCATATCCATATTTTTCCATATCTAACAAAGTTCTCACCTCACCAAGTCTTTGAACTCTTTCATATCCAGAATTTTTCCCCCTCTCAATAAAAACATTTGAAAAAATTTGAACATCAGAAACGCTCTTCATTAATAAATCATTTTTAACAATTGGACTTGGGTATATTGGCTCTTTTTTAATATTTGTTTTAAATATTGTTATTCCATTTTGATAATCAATATAATCAATATTGCTAATGGTATATGCTGTGAAAATGGTTTCTTTAATTTCTGTTAATTTTCCCTCAAAACCATTTTTATTTACCAACTTACCAACTTTAAATTCATCTTTACCATAAATAGCCAAATCATTTAATCTTGATTTTGTATAACCAGACACATCAACTGAACTAACATCATTGTATGAATATTTTTTTAATCCAGTATCCCCTGTGAAGATATAATCATAATTTATATTAGTATTCTTCCAAGGACCAGCATTTGGTATATATGATGTTGTGCCAAATGGATTTGATATGGTAGCTAATTTAAATGGTTTTTTTATTGTCTTACTGACAATGTTTGAACCAAAATTATTTCTTTGTGTTAATGTTAAAGTAAATTCCCCATCTGATTTGGTATAAGTATGGCACAATTTAGGAGATATCATTTGTTCAATTTGCCCATCACCCCAATCTATCAAATAAGTAGAATCCAATGTTGATGTCTTAACTATTGAGGTATTTGAAACACAAATTCTACTATCATTTTCCCCAGAAAATACAAAGTTTGTTGCAACATCTTTTTGTGTTATTGCACCATCAAATTCTGAATAATACCCCATATCAACAATATCTTGCGTTAACAAAATAGGAATTGTTAATCCTGTTAATGTTGATGCCCCATTTGTCCCACCTGATAAAATATTTGTCATACCAGTATAAACGCCAATTGTCTTACCACTATAATCAAAGTATTTAATTAATGATGATACCGACTCAGGGGATATTTTAATTTTATATATCATTTTCTGCTTATATATTCATACCATAAAATTGGTGATCCAGAAATACCAATCCTATTATCTTTTTTAATATCAAAATATTCATATGTCTTATTATCATAATCCAATTTTAATTTATAATGAAAATCAAAAACTTCATTTAAATTATATCTATCACTCAAATTTGAATCCCCTTGGCAAATATTTGACATTCTTTTAACCATTCCAGTTTTACCATTGAAAAATGTTGCACTAACATAAAAAGTATCAAGATTAAATATTGTCTTATCCCTTAACCAATAAATATAAAAACCCTCTGTATTAATGTCGTGATCCAAATAATACTCTGGAATTATTAAATTATTTGATTGAATTCCATTGCTGGCTTGTAATATAGTTGTAAAATATAATTTTTGCGATTTACTAAAAGGGGTGTCATAATAATCTAATTTGAAAAATGAATTATTAAAACTATTTGTATTAAATCTTACATCATTTTCAATATATCCATTATTTGGGGTCAAATACGTTGTCTTCCAATTTATATTATTGGTAATATCAATTCCTTGTAAAAAATTAAATTTTATATTTAAACTATAATCTGTTGCCATTATATTAATTTTTTATACATCTAACCGAATACCCATTGTTTTTATCATCACATTGGAAATCCAAATTATTATTATTATATTTTAATTGAATTATTTTGGCAAAATTAACAATACATCCAGTTGTTGTATTAGTCCAAAAAGTACCCGTTTCCCCAAAGAAATTAAAATTACCATTATACACTCTTCTACCTGCTGGATAACCACTAAATCCACTAGTATTTGTTGCCCCATCATTTGGGCTATCCCACCATACAACTCCTTCTGTTTTCATCTTCCCACCTGAAATACTATTACCCCCCAGATATGTGGATAAAGTTGCATAGTCAGCCAATGTGGGAACTCTATACTCGGTTGGACATAGATTAGTTGTTGCATAAAAATTATACAAATACCCAAAACAATTATCAATATTATTATTATTATATGCACAATAAGCACCAATTGTTAAATTACTCCAAGTTGTACTATTAGTTACATTTGGAATATCAGCACCATTATTATACCTTGTTGTTCTTAAATTTTCTGTAAACCAAGTTTGTGTTCCAATGGTAGCTGTACCATAATAATTCCCATCCAAATCTGTAACATAAGTTGTACCAGAACAAGTATTGACACTTATCAAAACACCACTTGAATTAATATTGAATACCGTACCCTTTGTACTGCTAACATACCAACCTTCAGGTAATATCTCATAACCAGTATCTGTCCCAATGTAAATAATATCATTAATCTCTATTCTCTGTGGAGTTCTTTGGTTTGTCACATATAACTTATCACAATCCCCCACACAAGTTGTTGGTATTGTTGTGCAAAATATTGAATTACAAGCATCACCACTAGTTGCATGATTAAACCAACTTGAACATCCACTACCAGGTGTTGGCGCATATACGTTAAATTCACTCATATTAATTTGAATTACAATTTTGATTGAATACTATTAGATTATTTGATGAATAATATCTTAATTCCGTTGCTGATGGTGTTGGCGTCATTGTTGGAGTTGTTGTATTTGTTGGTGTTATTGAAGTTGTTGGTGTTATGGTTGGTGTTATTGATGGTGTTATTGAAGTTGTTGGTGTTATAGTTGGTGTTATTGATGGGGTTGGTGTAAATGTTGGTGTAGCAGATGCTGATGGTTGTATAGTTGGTGTAACTGATGGTGTTGGTGTATATGTTGGTGTTGTCGTATTGGTTGGTGTTACAGTAGAGGTCATAGTTGGGGTTGGTGTTGGTGTATATGTTGGTGTTGGTGATGCTGACACTGGAATTGGAGGAAAATATCCCTTATGTTGAAATCTAACTATCTCGTAATCTATCTTATCATTTATTGCATTGCTAATTATTGTATCTTCATATTGTTCAATAACATCATCTTGACCTAAATTTTCCACATTAATACTAACAGGAATGCTTATGGTTAAATCATTAACATTTGGTAATCTTAATTTATATTTATTCACACTCATCAATAATAGGTTTTACAACAACACCGCTCCCATCATTTAATAATGAATTAAAATCATACCCAGAAGTATCTGGTATTAATTTGAATATTACATCTGAAAATGGATAAAATGTATCATTAACATATGGGTAATTAACCCCATTTGAATTCTCATCAAAAAAACCAACACTATAAATATCTCTCCACCTAAATTGGGCATCAAATTTTGAATAGAATGCATAGCTTGGGATGTTATCTTTTGATGTTAAACCAACTGATTCAACATAATTTGAAAATACCTTTAATGTCATTCTATTATGTGGCTTATAATAATATCCTGACTTATTATTATCATAACCAGCAACCCTAAAAACACTTTCATTATGTTTTATTTTATAATAAAAATCTGAAATAACAATCTCCTCTTGATTATATTCATTATATTCACAAAAATCACCATCAAATTCATTGGGGGGATTGTAATAATAAAAATTTGATTTTGCGTCATCTGAATATGATATTGCCATAATATTGCTATTGGATAATGTGTTGCTATCATCCCACCAATCACTAACTGACTCACTTCTATTAAAATCCCAGCCTTGTTTCATTGGTTTATTTTTTGATGCAAAAAACCCAGAATACCCTTTAAATAAAATTGTTAAATATAATTCAGTTAAAGGTCTGTTTCTATTATCAACAATTCCTTCAATATCAATTTCATCCTGTATGGTAAAATTATATGATTTATTTGAACCTATTCTTTTTGTTGGGAATTTATTATTATTATCATCATAACTTAATGTTTCTATCCCATCATAAATACCAGATTGAAATCCTGCTTTTGTGGCAACAACTCTATCACCCCCTTTTATAACTTTGTGTTTTCTAATATAATATTTTGAAATGGTTTCACCGCTATTGGCACTATTTGTAACACGCCTTAATGTTCCATATACATTTCCTTTTATTTTATCATTAATGTTAATGATGTTAATTATAGTCTTTTCAGAATTAAAAGAACCATCACCAAATGATAATATATTATGCAAAGATTCATTATTACCAATTTTAATCATCACACTCTCCCCTAAATTCAAATTATGATTTAATCCACAAATAATTTTTGTCACATTAAAACCATTAATTGTTATATTTTCAGAAACAAATGGAATGCCATCACCAGCAACCCATTCAAAATCTTTTCCCTTAAAACCAATATTTAATATCTTTTTATTATCTTCAGAAGATGGATAAGTTAAATAATAATTCCAATTATATGTAAATGCACTAATGCTTTCAAAACCAAAAGCAGTTGTTGTTTTTGGTCTAAAAAAATCAAACTCATAAGATTGTAATAACCCCTTTCTAACATTTTTAGATTGAATGATTAATGAAGATTTTAATGGATAAATTAATTCATCTTCATATTTGGTTGTTGTTGTTCCAGAATATATATTATTATATAAATAACTTATGTTATAAACTGGTCGTATCTTAAATGATGCACTCTTCTCCTTCTCATACAATTCCTTTAAATCTATGTTAACACTTCTATCAAATTCAATTAATTCTTTGGATGAATTAACAAGGTCAACTGATATTTGTGAATCAATTTCATCCCCAATCTTATTTCTATAAATGCTTGGTACTATAATATAGTTATTCATTCAAATATTTTGTTTTAAATTTATCCAAAGATGAAAATCCTTTCTTTATTCCAAAATAAAAATGAAATGGTGCACCAACAACAAATTTTGTATTTTCTTGTTTAGTTTTATTATATTTACCATTTATATCAGAATATATATAACCCCTATGTGAATTATATGCTATATCTGAATTGTCTGAAACAAAATAATCTGTGCTATCATATTCACTAAACTTTGCTGTATCATTATTTCTGGGTTTAATTCTTTCAAGAGATTGATACTTTTTTGCAACAATATCAACTTTTTGTGTTCCCCAATTATTCTTGTCTGTTCCAAAAATGCTATTAGAATTTTCTGCCAATTCCCAAGAATAAAATGGAACCTCTTGTGATCTAATATCAAAATATCTTGGGATTAATGAATTTGTAATACTATCTCTAAAACCAATCCTACCAGGTGATATATAATCTTTATAGGTTAAATCATCTTGCAATGATGAATAAAATACCCCCATATAATTTCTACCCTTTTCTCTAAAAATTAAAGATGGTGAATTATTATTGGTGAAAGAATAAAATTCTGATGAAAACTTCACAACGCCAAATTCTGAATTAATAGACATTAATTGTGCCAAATCACCATCTACCTTTTTACCATTTCTACTAAAAAATGAATTTATTGTTATATTAGTATTCTTATTAAGATTTTTCAATATACTAGAATCCAAAACCCTACTCATAACAAACATGTTAATTAAATCAGAATTATCTGAATAACTTGTATAATTTATTTGATTTACCATATATCCATAAGTATCAAATCCCCTTGACCCAATTAATAACTTATTTTTAATACCCAAATTAATTATGGTTGTTGGATACATTAAATTATAATAATTTAACTTGTTTGCAATATAATTATTCTGGTTGCCAACAAATTGCCCCATAGTTGTTCCACTATAATAAGGGGAACTTCTATAATAAAAGTTTGAAGTTGTATTATCATAATAAACAATATCCTTGCAATATTGTGGATTATTTCTATATGCACCAATAGTGTTTGATTTAAATGATGGCATAAACAAAGATCCATTAACCCAGTTATTAACAAATGTTTCTGATACAATACCTCTACATAAACCATAATTTAATTTAAACCTAAAAGCCCATTCACGGAATGCATCAATGTCTGGCAATAAATCAAGTATAGGTCGTCTAACTAATTGGTAACAACCATCCTTAATATATATAGATTGTCTTTTAGTTGACTTACATTTTTCAGTTATAGATAATGTTTCTGAATCATTTTTATTTTCATAACAAGATAGGGGAACTAAATCTTTACAAGAATTAAATGATGTATTTACACTTGCATACCCTGGTAGCCCCTCTAAATCATTTGCCAAAATATCAGCATCAAAACCAGCATTAATATATAAGGGTGAATTTTCTCCTGTTGATTTTTTAGGATATTTATATATTGTAAAAGAGTTATTTTGTTGTAATATACCAACCCCATTACTATACCAATTTTTACCATCTAAACCATCTGATGTTGGTAGCCTATCTGTTCTTAAAATAATTTTGTTACTATTAGAATGAGATAACTTTCTATTCTTTAATTCTAAATGCGAACTATATGAATAGTATAACATGAAATTATCAAATTCAAATGGATTAATATCATATTTATTATTTGCCACAACATCACCTTTACCAACCATATATGTACCACCATTAAAATCCAATTTTGAATTGCTATATTTTGAATCAATCCATTGGATAGGGGTCTTCTTTGGATAATCCTTTTCCCTCCCCGCACGTTCACTATTGACAATAAAAAAATTATTATCAGAATCAATAGGTTCAGCACTTACCCAATTTTTTATATACTTAATTAATGTAGGAATAAGGCCTAATTTAATAATAAAAGGTTTAGTTATTGGTGAATTACGACCAAATATACCAGAATAATATGAAACAGAATCTGATTCATATGGTCTAAATTCAATTCCTGGTTGAAAACTGTAAGATTCAAAGAAAATATCTTCTTGATTTGTTAATGTTTGTGTTGTTATAAAGTCTGATGAGTTACCTCCTTTACCTAAAAGCCTAATATTGCCAGCATATTCATTCAACTTTTGAATTGGTATATTTAATTTGGTAGCACTATTTATAATTATATTGCCAAATTCATATCCAAATATTTTACTCAAATCATACTTATTATCATATTCTGGAGAATATGGATCAACTCCTCTTTGTAATATTAAAACATATTGATTTTCAATACCATTGAAATATTGGATTGGGTTATCTACCACCAACTCATCCCCGGGTGTACCTTGACCACCAATTTTAACTCTAAGTACAGCAGGTGAAGTTAAAACACTAGGTAAATAACCTTTAGTATTTGTATCTGATAATTTTATATAATCTGAATATGTTATACCAGTAATAACTTGGAAATACTCAATATCCGAAGCATAATACGATGTGCTTGTTGCTCCTGTTATAAATGGTAATTTATATGTTTGACTACCTTCTGTATCTTGAGTATTTGCATATTTAACATTTATAATGTTATTTGTATTTGTTATTTTAGTTGTTCCATTAACTCCATATATAATCTCACCTTCAATTGTTGTTCCGGTGACCAAAAAATTAGGATCTTTTGATAATGAATTATTAACAAAACTTAATATATCCCCAGAATCAAAATAGGCTTCAGATAATAAAACAATTACATTGTCATAATGAAATTTATTTCTATTTTCAATAATATCATTAGCAAAAGTAACTTTAACCTTATTTTTTTCATAAAAATAATTCTCCCTTAAATTAAAATAATTAATTCTTTCACCAATAGGCAATGTTTCACTATATATACTAATTTTTTTATCAATTTGTATTAATTGAAATTCATCTGACCTAGGCATTTTAATATCTGTCTCACCAATTTTTTTAGGATTTATTCCAGATGAGTTGTCTGTCCTACCCCCAATTGATTGAGCAATAGTAAATATTATTAATGGCTTATCATCTTCATAATTAAAACTATCTTTATAATTTATATTATCACTAGTATTATTCTCAATAATATTACCCATTAATTTCCAATCAAAATTTTGTGATAACTTATCATAATATAATGTATAATTGGATACCTGAGATAATACTCCATTGTTTTGTATTCCACTACCTAAATCAACATCAACTTCTTCCATATCACAAATGCAAAACTCACAATTTGGGTAAGTTATATTTGGCAAATGAATTAATTTTAATTTTTTCTTAACTATTTTTTTAAAATTAATTGTCAAATAAACAAGTAAAAATAAAATTGGGCCTAATAGTAATAAATCTTTACTAATTTGGAATAATAAAAATGATGCAAATGTTGGTAATGTTGGTATAATCCCTGCTGAAAATAAAGCAACAGATATTGCATAATTTTTAATTACATTAGATATATAATTTTTAATGAAAAAACCCAAAAGTACAATTATTGCTGGTAATAATATTACAGCCATAAAATTCCACAAAAAAGAAATCAAATGATATCCAAATATTAATGGAATATTAATAAACTGAATAATTTGCAATATTATTGAAAATAAGTAATAAAACAAATCAAAGTTTTTCACACCATCATTAACTGGGTATTTATTTATTACTTGCTCACAACTTCTATCCCCAATTTCTTTAATTCCAATAAATTTGCCTTTATTTGTCCCACCCTGATATTGATCAACCAATCCAGAAACAGTATATACTTTATTATATTCAAATTCATAAAATGTATCTTCACAATTAATTGCAGCAATCTTGTTTGTATATTTTTTCCAATCAAGTCCAAAATAATATGAACCACTTTGTGCCTTTTTGGCTTCATCATTACTCCCAGAACTTGATGGATTACCACCCCCTTCTGTCCACCCATATTCTTTAATATTTGGCACCAAAAAATTGGCTTTTCTTGTTGTGTTTGTTAAACTAATAGAATCTTCCCATTTTATGTTAAATCTATATTTTCCCCTTGTTGGAATACCTATTGTTTCATCTTCTGTTATTTGCAAATTTCCATTCTCATCAGTTATGATATAATCCAAATTCATTGGCATTTCAACAACCCAAGTACCATCCCCATCAATAACTCTACCCCCATTATCCAATTCATAAAATTCAAGAATGGGCAAACCATCTGAATCAATACTTTTTGTTTGTCTAATTGATTGAATTAGTCCTGGACCAGTTTCAAGCAAACATAAATTCCCCAAAGATTCTTTAACCCCACAATTAAGTTTAACGCTATCTATGTTATTTGTTCCAAATATTGACCCAATAAAGATTGATGTTGGTTGAATATCAATACTAGCATCTGTTCTTAAATCAAAATCAACTCTATTAATTGTTGAATCACAAGTTTCTGGATCCCCCCAGAATGGTGAAACTTCTATCCCTTTAGATAATGAAACAATTTGTGGCAATGATTCCAAATCTGTTGATGCTTGAAATGAATTTCCCTTAAATTGACCCTCTGCTGCTCTGCCCATCCTTATCAAATCTTGGGGAGTTAATGAAAATGCCCCAATGTCAGATAAATCCAAATCCATAAAAACTGTATGTCCCCCAATTGGAACTCCAAATATCATATAATCACCACTATCATTTGTCTTTACAGTGAATTTATAATATTTCTCATAAACTTCAATATATTGGTTTTTTGCCAAAACATCATTCAATGATGGAAAATTACCTGTGGCAACATGACCTTCATAAGATGGTTCATATGGTAATAAATTATATCTATATCCCTCCTCATTTTTATCACCAATAGATTTATATGGGTAAATTGAGTTGATTAATGCATTATCTTCATCCTCTGTTGATAGTGGAATAAATACTGATACCCTAGCATTTGCCAATCCAAAACCATTATTTGCTGTAATCCTACCTGCAACAACCCCATAATTGGCACAATCCAATGTATAGATATCAGATTGTCTAACTTTAAATGATAAAATTTCAAGAAATTCAATATTTTGGTCTAACTGAAAATTAACAAAATTATCTTGTCCAATATTGGTTTTTATTCTATATGTATTTTGCATCAAGCCTTTTTTTAAGTAAATATTTTATTGTATATAATATAAAGACTAAACACGTAAAATAAATGAATTATCCTATTGTAACTCCTGAGTTTGTTTTAACACTAATCCTTATATCTCTCTCTGGATATCTAATGTGATATATTTCTGATGGTTGAGCAAAAATTATCTCATCAGTTGGAACCATCACTCTTGATGCCCCAGGAACCAATCTTGTTGTTGCAAAATCCCCAGAATAATCACCCCCAATCTCATTTTTAATTGTAAGATTTGAAATTGTCACAACCCCTGTCAATTTTTGAATATTACCTTTTAATTCAGATAAATTAATATCTTTACCCAATTGCATATTCTGTGGTGAGAAATAGGTGTTAATGGTAGATATGACAGATTCAACAATGCTTTTGGTGTCAAACCCTTGAACAACTATGATATTGGCATCAATACTAACATCAAGTATCTTTGCTGATGAAACAACAACATAGTCATTAATCATCCTATAATTTGAAACATAATTGGCAATGTTATCTGTTAAAAATCTTGAATTATCACTAATCAATTTCCCATTATTATCATATGACAAAACAAGAATTTGGATTTTATTATCAACTTCTTGAACTGAAACCTTTGCTGGTGCACCAAATTGTGGGGGCATATTTCTTATGATTGATTCATAGTCTCTTATTGTTACCGCACGTTTTTGTGCCGCAAAATTAAATGAAACAAAATTTCTAACCTCTTCAACACTTGGCAAACCAGCACCCCCAATTGCAGGGAAAGCATTGTTAACCCTCAATGAATTAATGACTGCTGATTGTTGTGATGGACTACCATTAGTAATAGAAAATGTATTAACACCAACTTGATTAATGGTGTTTGGCCCCAAATTTGTATTTAACCCACCCCCAACTCTATATTGAATAAATAAAGTTGTATTTGGCTTTAATGTTCTTCCTAATGAAAAATTATTTAAATAATTCTGCAATGTTGGAAATTGCCCTGTTGTTGTAAATTGATTCAATTGTTCCAATGCTGTATTAACCCCATTACCAAATGTAATTTTTTTATATCCTTCTGGAGTAAATTCTGATACAAATCTATTTTCTGTTTGAATATATTTACCAACTTTAATAGGGGAGGATCCCGTGTTTTTTGTTGTATCAACAATAAATACCCTATCTTCTGCCAATGAATCTACTTCATACCATTTATTAGTATCACCAATAAATTCTGAATTTGGGGGGACTGTTCCAATTTGCCCATCTCTTGTTATCACACTAGTAATACCCAAAACATTCTTCTCTGGTAAAAACAATTCAAAAAATGGTCTAACATCAGATGAGGTAATAACCCTTTTAAATACTTTTGTCACACCATTAATTACAGGTTCTCTTTTTGTTAACGTATAGTTAATTATATTACTATTTAATGAATTTGGTATAACCGTTCTATTCTTATTACCTTGTGCATCATAGTCAGATGAAAAATCAATATCATTAATTGTTTCAAATATAACTCCATTACCCAAAACTTGCGCCCCTCTTTGAAGAAGACCAGCAAACTTTCCATCTGGCTTATCACTTGATACCGGAACAGTTATGGAAAAATCACACAAAGTTAAAGATGGCCTTTGCCCAGGCAATTTTAATCCATATGTTCTTGCTATATTATATATTGATGATTTCTGTTGTGCATATTGTAAAACAGTTTCTTGTAAACTTCTATCAATATGATAATGTAAATTATCAGCAACCGCAGCATTTAAATCAAGAAATACTGAAAATATTGATGCATCATTAAAATCATTTATTAAATCAGGATAATAAGTTTTAACATAATTTAATAATTCTGCTCTTATTCCTTGAAAATCTCTAACGCCATATGAAATTTGTCTATCTGCCATATTATATATTTATAACCACAAAATCACTCCCAGCAAACGCATTTGTGTTTGATGTGAATTCAATTTTTATTTTTGCTGTATTTTGATAAGTACCATTACCCGGTGATCTATATATCTTGTCAGATGGTTTTAAACCAAAATCATCAATATTTAATTTTGATGTATTAACCTCTTCACTAACATCCAAAGGTTCAATAACAATATTTATTATAGTTAAATTTGGTATGTATTTGGCAACAGAATCTCTAATATCTGCCTCAATAACATCAAATGAAACAATATCCAAAGGTTCAAATAAAAATTCATATAGCCTTGTTCCAAAATCTGGTAAATAATATCTACTACCCTTTCTTGTTAATAACAAATGTAATAATGACGCTCTTATCTCATCACCAATATATTCTGTCATCTTTAATGCATCACCCCTTAAAGATGTATCAAAAGGGAAATCAACACCATATGTAAAACCTTCAGCCATTATAACTCATTTAAATATAAATATATCTTTTTCACAAATTTGTAAACTATTTTAATTTATTGTATATTTATATAAAAAAAATTATGAGAACAATAAGATTAACAGAAGCTGGTTTAAATAAACTAGTTAAAAGAATTGTTGAAGATAAAGGAAGTGAAGGCCTTTTTATGGACTACCATAAAGAAAGTAAAGCAACAACTGGTAAAAAAGCAATATCTATGATTAACAAAATTATGGATAAACTTTCAACAATGAAAGATAAATTTGAGAATACTAATTTTGCATTTAGTAAATCTGATTTATCAAAACTTGAAGATTTTTATGATACATTGAGTGGCAAATAAGTTTAAATCAATACTAATATTAAAAACCCCCAAATCTAAACTAATAGGCTGGGGGTTTTTTATTTAACAAATTGTATCAAATCTACGATTCACAACTCACACACTCATTAATATTTCTTGCAAATGATTGTGCTGAACTTTGGCTAAACTGATAGTAAAGCGTCTTAACCCCCTCTTCATGAGCATATAGATATAATTGATTTATATCCTTTGCTGGAACTGATGGATGTATCATCAAATTTAATGACTGTGATTGGTCAATAAATTTTTGCCTCTGTGCTGCTTGTAATATCAATTCTTTTGGTGATATTTCAATAAATGATTTAAACACCTCTTTTGTGGGAAAATCCAAATGCTGAACTGATCCATCTTTCTTCAAAATACTCTCCCAGGTTTCTGGCGTATTTAAACCATACTTATCCAATTCAATATCCAAAAATGGATTCTTATAAATTGTTTTTGATTTAGCCAAATCTTTAATAAAATAATTTGATTTGATTGGCTCAATACCCATACTTACTTGCCCTAAAATAAATGAACTTGACTTGGTTGGGGCAATAGCAATTAATGTTGTGTTGGCATAACCCTCTCTTAAACATTTATATCCCTTCTCTTCATATAAATATTTTGAAGCCAATTCTGATTTCTCTTTAATTATTTTAAATATTTGATGATTTAATTGTTTTGCCATCAAAGATTCAAATGGTATTAACTTGGATTGAAATAATGAATGATATCCTAAAACACCCAAACCAATTGCTCTATGCTGTGATGCAAATCTATTAGCCCTTTTCATACCAGCCATTTTACCTGACTTCAATATAAATTCATCCATAACTGCATTTAAGAACATTGTGTAAACCTCAATTGCATCAGTCTCAACTATCTCATCCCAATGAAGTAAATTCAATGAACCTAAACAACAAACAAATGAGTTTAATGAATCTGTCGGCAATTGAATTTCGGAACACAAGTTACTTGCAGTTATCTCCATACCCAACTCTTTGTAGGGGGAATTATTGTTTGAGTTATCCTTAAACATAATATATGGAAAACCAAACTCATTACGTCTTTGAATAATTTTTGCCCATATCTTTCTCTTGCTTGGGTCTCCCCCCTTCATATCATTAATCCAATTATCTGTAACAGTAACACCATATTGTAAATTCTGGATTGGATTGCCCTCTGATCCAATATCAAGAAACTCCATAATATCCTCATGTTCAACTGGCAACCAAACTGCACATGCACCCCTTCTTGCCTCTGATTGTTTGCATACATCAACTACTGTGTCATACACCCTTGCATAATGAACTGGTCCATCTGCTGTACCACCTGTTGATATTTTAGTTCCCCTTGCTCTAATATTACCTAAATAAGCACTAGTTCCACCACCATATTTTGACATCATACCAATCTCTCTTCCAGCATTTAAAATGCTATCTAATGTGTCATCAATATTGGATCCATAACAGGATATAGGCAACCCCTTTTCTTTACCAAAATTAATCCATACTGGTGTAGAAAGGCTATAAAAACCCCTTGCCATATATTCCTCAAATTTAACAGCAAACCCATCAATTTTTAAATACCCCTCTGCTTTATTAGCAATATCTTTAATCCTTTGCTCGGGGGTTTCATTTATATACCCCCTTGATAAGAAAAGCCTACTCTCATCATTTAACCAATAATATTTTTCTTTATTCATTATATTTGTTTTTTAAAATAAATCATCTTCTGTTATGCTCTTGCTTTTTTTATTATAATCCACCGATTTCTTATAGAAGAAATCCCCCTCCTTTGTTGATAAAATCTCCACATCAAACCATAACGTCTTCTCAATCTCTGTAAAATCAACCTCAAATACTGGCTTCATTCCAATTCTACTTAATGAGTTGTTAAATCTATTCTGAATGAAATGTTTAATTGTATCTTTTGATAAGAAACTTAATTCACCATTTTCAAATATCCAATCTAGTATTCCACATTCAGCAGCATATGCTTTATGACAAGCAGAAACAATCAATTCCTCAAATTCAGCATCAAACCATTCTGGGTTTTCTTCCTTGATAATATTGATAAGTTCTGAACCAAAATTACCATGAATTTCTTCCTCCTTTGAGGTTGCCTCAACCACATTTGAAATACCCTTGAATAGATTTTTCTCCTTGTTAAAGGACATCATAATTAAAAACTGGCTAAATAAACTCACATGTTCAATAAATAATGAGAACAACAATATAGACTTTGTGTACATTTTATTCTCCTTACTCCTTGTACCATCCAAATATTTTGATAGATAACTAATTCTATTCTTTATGGCAGGGATTTCAATAACTGATTTAAACTCATCTTCTAATCCAAGAATTCGTAATAATTGTGCATAAGCATCCTTGTGTCGAACTTCGCTTTCGGAGAACGTCATACCAACATCACCAATTTCAGTTATTGGCATTCTCTTGTATAAGTCAGCCCAGAATGTTTTGACATTCACCTCAATTTGTGCAATAGCCAACATTGACCTTTTAATAACTTCCCTCTCCTCATTTGATATTTTTGTTTTATAGTCATCAATATCAGTTGTGAAATTAAATTCACTGTGCAACCAGTAAGCATGTCTTATAGCATCCTTATATGCTAATAAAGATGGATATTCATAAGGCAAAATATTTACCCTCTTTTCAAAAATGTTCTTCATATTCCTTTTTTTATTTGGTTAAGATAAATATAAAACCAGAAAATAAAAGTATTCAATTTTAATTATAAAATCAAATTTTTATAAAAAATTATCATTGCTATTTTTCTTAACCAATAACTCCTTAATCCTTTCTTTCTTACGTTCAACTTGTTGTTCTTCAAATCCAAGGAATGTTGCGGTTGTATCTGTATCAATTTCAAGCATTTCATTATCAAACTTGCAATTCTCAAATACTATACCATCTTTTCCAATCCTTGATTTGGTAATGGCAACTGTGGCCAAATTCATCTCCTTTTGCTGAAGACTTTTTGCAATACTAATAATAACGTGTCCAACCTGGGCTTTCTTAATTGAACCCCCCATCTGGTCGTTTGTTACCACATTTGCAGAAATTGAAGACCGATTTCCTTGTGTACCAAGCCATCCAGCAATATTTAACTCATGGCACATTGCCTCAAAATGACGTATAACAGATCCCTCATTTTTCCACTCATCATTACCTTGTCTATCAGGTACAACACAATCAATATAATCCAAAACAACCAAATCAAGTTTAATACCATCAGCAATAACCTTTCTAATTTGATTCTTAATCTGATTCATTGTTAAAGTATCAGATGGCAATTTCTTTAATATTAATTTATTTGTGTGGGTTTCTTTTATATTATTAACAGTTTCTAATACTATTTCTTTGTTATTAGGCAGTTCATCTGGGGATATTTTAGTCCAAAGAGTCAAATGCTTTCTTTGTATAATCTTGGGATTATCCTCAAAGAATATATGCAAAACATTATAGTTATTATTGAAAGCTGTGTTTGCAACCAAGGTCAATAGAGTTGATTTGCCAATACCTGGACCTGCAAATATAATACCAACCTCACCCTTGGCTAAACCCCCCTTTAAGAGAACGTCTATACCCTTCACGCCCATTGGTATGGGGTGTCTATAATCCTCATCTAATACACCAATCAAATCATTGAAAACTTCAAAACCATTTGTTTCTTTAACCCCAACCTGAAGTGCATATCTTAATAATTCTTCAAGTTGGTCATAAGATTCAAAATCACCCTCATTGATAACTTTTTGTGCTCTTTCCAAGACAATCTTAACCTCTTCTTGTTTGCAGAATTTAAGTGCCTTTTCTTGGACAAGTTCAACACCATCAAGTGGTGCTGAACTAATCTTACTTATGGTATCAATAACAATTTTTAAAGCCAATTCTTGTGATATTTCAGACTTTGCAACAACTTCCAATGTTTGAAAGTTGGGGGCAGCATCATATTTCTTATGATACTCCTTAATCATTTGAATGATTAATTTGAAATACTTATTCTCAAAATAAGATATCTTAATAAAGTCCAATATTGCCCTAGCAAATTCCTTATCTAATATAATCTGATTGATTAATTGTAGTTGGAACGTCTGCCCCAAATAATCAAAATTCTTTGACATAAAAAAATTATTAATAGTTAGACAATAAATTCTTTTCTAAATACTCGTGTGTTAAATTTTCACTAATTAAAATGTTTGTTAATTCTTTTAATGTTTCCTTAATAAAATTACGAATATCAACTGTGTATCTTACCTTTGGTGGATAAAGCTTGCCATCAATTATCCTGTGAGAAATAACTTGGTCAGAAATTTTAACATAAATATTAAAAAATTCAGCCTCATCTGTTGATGACGTCTCCATTATTGTGGGGTCATACAAAATATTATCTTTGTTGTCCACCAAATAGCCAATTGATTTCATCTTTAAATACTTCTCCAAATCTTCTGAAAAATACTTAACAAAATCATACAATTCTACCGAATCTTTTGCATCTGGATTAATATTTTTAATGTTTAAAAACCTCTGAACAATAATGTTGTTGTTCAATGTCAATAAAAATTCCACCTTTGTTGTTTCATTCTGTTTCATAAAATGTTGTTTAATTATTAATTTTTTCTTTCTTTTCTACTCAATTTCATAAATGGTCTAACAAAATCAACCCACGCATCATCCCTCTTTGGAAGGAACTTAAAGAACCCATCCTCATTCATTAATTTCATTAAATTCTTATAACTCCTATCTGTTGGGTCAAGTTTATCGTTGCAAATCTCATTAACCATTTCCTTTCCGTTATCAGTTATTAATGGATTTTTTAAATCAATTATTCTACCAATTTTATCAAAAAACTCTTCTCCAGCAAAACCAGATTTGCTAATACCTAACACCAAATTATCCAGAGATTTATTCTTTTTTTCTTCAAGCAAAACTTTTGCTTCATTTAATATTTCATCCAACTGGTAATCTCTCTTCTCAAAATTAGGAAAGAATGTTTTTAATTTCTTTTCCCCAAAATTAGATATCCCATCAATATTATCAGAAGTATCCCCCACAATTACTTTATAAATATAGACATTATTATGGGGTATGTCAATATCCTTGAAATGAATCAAATCCCCATTCTTACTATATGTCTTTGAACTTGGTGAATACACTGTAACATTTTCCCCAATCAATTGAGTTAAATCTTTATCTGCTGAAAAAATAATCATGCTTTCGCCTTTAGCTATTTGTGTAT